ACCGTTCGTATAGATCCCTTCTTCTGTTACCTCCTAGGTAAGGGACTCATGCGAACTCAGGTTCAACATAAGGAAACAGGATAATGTCAAGAGACAGCGAAAGCGACTCTAGTACTGACACCCTAGCACAACAGGCAGCTGAACGTAAGGAAGTTAATTTACGTAAGCGCAAGAGAGGAAGGCCTAAGAAGTCTGAGGTACAAGCTAAGACAGCAGGGGCTAGAGGCAAAGTAGGCAGACCCAAGGGTGATGCTTCAATAATTAACGAATACAAAGCTAGGATGTTAGCTAGTCCTAAGTCAGAACTAGTGTTACAGACTATATTTGATGCTGCAACTAACGATGACCACAAGAATCAGGCTGCTGCATGGAAACTTATCATGGACCGTATACTCCCTGTAGGAGCTTTTGAGAAGGATGTAGTCAAAGATGCAGGCAGAAATGCAATACAGATCAACATTACTGGCGTTGGAGCTACAGAAGTTTTTAGTAGCGCTGAAGATGCAACTACAATCGACGGAGAAGCAGTTGATGTCACAGAGTAACTTTGATGAAGCCTTGGAAGAAACACTAAACTACGTAACGAGAGTAGGTGATGCTACGAGTCAGCTTATTAATGTTGCTCTTTTGTTTGGTGACAACGCTAACGAGTCCGTCTCTGGCAGATCCCACAGGCTCAAAGTCCAACACAAGGCTTGGAAGTGGCTCAATTCAGCTATTGACTTTACCTTTGACCAAGACCACTGTGAACGAGCGTACCTCAACGACGTTGCCCGCGCCCAAAAGACACTTGATGAGGCAAGCATCAATGAATAAAGAAAATGCTACAAAAGTTCGTGACTACTTAAAAAGTAAAGGGTTGTCTAAAAAAGAAATTACAGCGTTAATGGCAAACATAGCTGTTGAATCTGGATATACATTTGACTTTACTAAAAAACAAGAGGGTAAACGTAGCGATCCAGCACAAGGTCTTTTTCAATTTGACCCAAGAGATAAAGGCCTTTTAAAAATTTATAAACAATACTTAACAGACAAAGAAAAAACTGACAGTATGGAGTCTCAACTTGACTTTATGGTTGACAGTTTGAAAGGGAACTACACAAAAGGCACTGAGCACATTGGTTATGGCAATGTAAAAAAATATAATAAACTTATTAAAACAGGAAATGCAGAGGATATTACTCAGTTTTTTTCTAACAGAATATTAAATCCCGGTAAACCTCACATGGATAGGCGTTTACAAGCTGCTAAAGATTTAATGCCTATGGTTTACGAAGAAGATAAAAATCAACAAGCACAAGTAGATCCTGAAATTCAAGAAAGAGCAGCACAAGTTGCTAGAACCTTCCCACAGGCTATGCAATAATGCTATATACGAAGCACACAACACTTACCGACACTACGCTGACAACACTTTTTACTGTTCCCGGCGGATTCCATGCTGTTATTTCATATGTATTTGTGGCTAATCATGACGGCTCTACCAACGATATAGACTTATATTGGGATCTATCAGGAACACCACAGGTTTACATTTTTGATGGAACTAATGTAGCGGGTGGTGGTAAAGAAACATTAGAAAATGGAGGAGGTGCGTTGTTTGTCCTCCATGAAAACGAAGCAGTCAAGTGTCAAGCAGGGGCTGCAGGAAATTTAGAAGTTGTGGTGACCTTTGATCTTATTGATATGCCTCCAGCACTTGTAAACTTTAATGGATCGTAAATGGAAAATACAGTTGTTATTCTAGGTGCTGATTGGTGTTCAGGTTGTAAGACAATAAAAAAGAAGTTGAAGGAAAGAAACATTAAGTATAAGTACGTGTGTATTCCTCCGGGTCAAGCAGGTTGGGACTTGGTAGAAACCCTAACAGGTAGAAGAGCAATACCACAAGTTTTCTACCACTTTGGTACTTTAAAAGCGTTTAACGAAGCCCTTATTGGAGAACTTTAAATGAAAGCCCTTACATTGTTTTTAAGTATTCTTTTTATTGTTAGTTGTGCATCTACTAACGAATTGTACTATGAATCAGTCCAGAAGACTGCAGAGGCCAACGCAAGAGCAATGCAGGCTAAGTTTGATGCCCTGTCTAAGATTGCATCTAGTGGCGACGGACAGGCTGCTAGTGCTGCTGTAATGGCTTTGGCTCTCACCAGTACGCCTAATGTACAACCTATTCCCCAAAAGTCTGAGGCTATCCAGTGGGCGTCTATCTTAGCGTCTCCTGTAACGTCTCTTGGCATGATGTGGATGCAAGCAGACTCATCTAAGACTATGGCTCGCTACAACTCACAGGTTGATCTAGCACAGGTAGCTGCTAACGCACAAACAGAGCAGTCACTCTATGGCAGTTTCTCTGACATTTCTAGTGCAGGCTTTACTGCTGTCAGCAACGTAGACTATACTCCGTTTATTGACGGTATGGTTGACCTTGGTACTACTGGTATGGACAACCTGACCACTTTAGGCACTGCAGGGTTTGACGCTAACGTAGACCTTGGCACTGCTGGTATTACTGGTGTGGTTGACGTAGCGACTACAGGAATAACAGGAGTTGTTGGTCTTGGTACTGTAGGCTATGAAACAATGTTACTCATGGATCAAGACAATAACGCACTTACAAACAGCGTTTGGAACGACTACGTAACCTCTATTGAAGAGATTATGGGTAATCTACCTAATGTAGTTTGTTCAGCAACAGGTGGAGAGACAAGCAGTTCTGTAACCTGTGACTGATCTTAACGTACAACTGTTGCCGTGGCAGCAGGAAGTCTACTCTGATCCTACTAGGTTCAAGGTAGTAGCGGCAGGACGGCGAACAGGGAAGTCCCGTCTTGCTGCGTGGATGTTAATTATCAATGCACTACAGACGGACAAAGGGCAAGTTTTTTACGTTGCGCCCACTCAGGGTCAGGCCAGAGACATTATGTGGCAGACCCTATTGGAGCTAGGACACCCTGTGATTGCGGGTTCGCACATTAACAACCTGCAGATCAAGCTGGTCAACGGGGCCACGATTAGTCTCAAGGGAGCCGATAGGCCAGAGACAATGCGTGGTGTGTCCTTGAAGTTTCTCGTGATGGACGAGTACGCAGACATGAAGCCTGACGTATGGGAGCAGATCCTCCGTCCAGCACTGGCTGACCAAAAGGGTCAGGCGATGTTCATAGGTACGCCTATGGGCAGAAACCATTTTTACGAACTGTACAAGTACGCAGAACTAGGAGATGATCCAACGTACAAAGGGTGGCACTTTACGTCTTACGACAACCCTCTGTTGGACTCAGAAGAAATCGACATGGCTAAGAAGTCTATGTCGTCCTATGCGTTCCGTCAGGAGTTTATGGCGTCCTTTGAGGCCAGAGGCTCCGAAATGTTTAAGGAAGATTGGGTACAGTTTGGGGAAGAGCCAGAGGTCGGAGATTACTACATCGCTGTTGACTTGGCTGGCTTTGAAGAAGTAAACAAGAAACGGACGAAGAATAGCAAACTTGATGAAACTGCAATCGCTGTTGTTAAAGTTAGTCCTGATGGCTGGTACGTTGATAACGTTATATATGGGCGGTGGAGCCTTGACGAGACTGCCACCAAGATATTTCAGGCCGTTAGAGACTACAGACCCGTCAGCGTTGGTATTGAGAGGGGCATAGCAAAACAAGCTGTAATGTCTCCTCTGATGGATCTGATGAAGCGCTACGGCACGTTCTTTCGTGTAGAGGAACTAACCCACGGTAACAAGAAGAAGACTGACAGAGTTATGTGGGCTTTACAAGGACGCTTTGAAAACGGTTACATTAGCTTAAACAAAGGCGAGTGGAACAACAGATTCCTAGATCAACTGTTTCAGTTTCCAGACCCACTGACACACGATGACTTAGTTGACGCACTAGCTTACATAGACCAACTAGCACAAGTAGCTTACAGTTACGATTATGAAATTAACGATCACGAAATTTTAGACGTTGTAGCAGGATACTAATGGTATTTAGAAAATTTAACACATATGGTATTTACGCTATCTCTGCCGTAGTATTTTTTACTATGGGCTACAGCATAGCTTTAATTTAAGGATAGTACTATGGCAGATGAAATCTTGAGTCCAGATCCTCTGATGATTGAGGAATCTCTGGAAGACTGGGTGATGACCAAATGTGAAAACTGGAGGGATCACTATGAGTCAAACTACGAAGCAAAATTCGAGGAATACTATAGGCTATGGCGAGGTCAATGGGACCCTGCTGACTCCGAACGAGCTTCTGAGCGTTCTAGAATTATCTCTCCTGCGCTTCAGCAAGCTGTAGAGTCTAACGTAGCAGAACTAGAAGAAGCTACGTTTGGTCGTGGCAAGTGGTTTGATATTAGCGACGACATGAATGATCCAGAGCGTCAAGACGTTCAGTACCTCCGCAAAAAACTAACTGAAGACTTTGAGGCTTGTAAAGTACGTAAGGCTGTAGCAGAGTGTTTGATTAACGCTGCTGTCTTTGGTATAGGCATTGGAGAAGTTGTCCTAGAAGAAATCAAGGAAATGGCTCCAGCAACTCAGCCTGTCATGGGTGGTGATTTGACCGCTGTAGGTGTTAACATTACAGACAGAGTAGTAGTTAAGTTAAAGCCTGTAATGCCACAGAACTTCTTGATTGACCCTGTTGCTACTAATGTAGAAGACGCTATGGGCGTTGCTATTGACGAGTTTGTGTCAAAGCACTCTGTAGAACTTTTGCAGGAAGAGGGTGTTTACCGTGAAGCGTACATTGAATCTGCTGCTCCTGATACAGACCTAGAGCCAGATCAAGACCTCACGATCTACAACGATGACAAAGTACGTCTGACGAAGTACTACGGTCTTGTGCCTCGTGAACTCCTTGAGGCTGAAGACGTAGAGGTAGACTCAGAGTCTATGTACGTTGAGGCTGTCGTAGTCATCGCTAACGGTGGTACGCTTCTGAAGGCTGAAGCTAACCCGTACATGATGGAAGATCGTCCTGTAGTAGCTTTCCCTTGGGACGTAGTTCCGGGTCGCTTCTGGGGTCGAGGTGTGTGTGAGAAGGGCTACAACAGCCAGAAGGCTCTGGATACAGAGTTACGCGCACGTATCGACGCCCTGTCTCTCACGATTCATCCCATGCTTGCCATCGACGCTACTAGGCTGCCTCGTGGTGCTAAACCTGAAGTACGTCCCGGCAAGATGATTCTAACTAACGGAGATCCCCGTGAAGTACTACAACCGTTCAACTTTGGGCAAGTTGGTCAGATTACTTTTGCACAAGCTGCGTCGTTACAGCAGATGGTACAGCAAGCTACTGGAGCAGTCGATTCAGCAGGAATCGCTGGGCAGGTTAATGGCGAGGCTACTGCTGCTGGGATCAGTATGTCTCTTGGTGCTATTATCAAACGTCATAAGCGAACTCTGATTAACTTCCAACAGTCTTTCTTGTTGCCTTTTGTAACTAAAGCAGCACACAGGTATATGCAGTTTGATCCTGAGTCTTATCCCGTAGCTGACTACAAGTTTAATGCTACGTCTACTCTAGGCATTATTGCTCGTGAGTACGAGGTAACTCAGCTTGTACAACTGTTGCAGACCATGAAGCAAGACAGTCCTCTGTATCCTGTGTTGATCCAAAGCATCATTGACAACATGAACCTATCGAACCGTGATGAACTGATTGCCACTATGCAACAAGCGTCTCAGCCTGATCCACAGCAACAGCAGATGGCTATGGCTGCTCAACAGGCACAGCTTGAGTTCCAGCAGAGTCAAACCGCAGCACTTAACGCACAAGCGGCTGAATCTCAGGCTAGAGCGCAGAAGTACGCTGTTGATACTCAGCTTGCTCCAGAAGAGCTACAGATTGAGAAGATCAACGCTATTACCCGAAACCTCCAAGCAGGAGATCAGGAAGACAAAGAGTTCGAACGTAGGCTCAAAGTAGCAGACGCCCTTTTGAAAGAAAGCCAAATAGAAGGAAAACGTCAAAATGTTAATGACACAAACCGAAATGAATCAGTTCCTCAAGCAAATCAACCAAGCGTTCAAGGATCAGTTCGACAAATTGGACTTGTTGGAGAACCGGGTCAAAGAACTGGAGAAGAAGGTTGATGAGCAAGAAACCAGACCCAAGACTAAAGCGAGCAGGAGTAAGCGGGTACAACAAACCGAAGAGGACTCCTAATCATCCAACGAAGTCTCACGTAGTTGTAGCTAAGTGTGAAGACGGGTCAGTAAAGACTATACGCTTTGGTCAACAGGGAGTTAGCGGAGCAGGTAAAAACCCTAAGTCTGAAAAAGAAAAAGCTAGACGCAGGTCGTTCAAGGCTAGACACGCCAAGAACATTGCTAAAGGCAAGTGTTCAGCAGCTTATTGGGCTAACAAGGTAAAATGGTAAAATGGTAGATATTTACTGTGTTGTTTGGAAAGACGCTCAAGGAGGAGCAAATGTAGGCTGGAGAGGCTTAGACGAACTAAAGTCTCTTGAACCTGCAACTGCAA